CCTACAGTAAACTCTGCAGTTCTGTAGAATGTGTCGAAGTCATAGGCCCACTTTAGGAATACTGTAGCACTATTAGCGCCCACCAAAGTTGGTCTAATCTTCTTGACTCTTTTTAGCATTGACGGGTCACCAAATGTTAGACCCGGACTGTAGTACTTAAAACGATACTTGGTTCCGTTGTCGCTGTAGCCGTCGTACTTACTAATACCTTCTGTAGTGCCTATGTACAGTGTTCCGTCCTCAAGTCTGCCGTAGGACGTAAACCCAGTGCCGGGCCAACGTGTTGCTCGATAAGAACCGTTTTCCAACGTACCTCTTACGTCAAAACAATACGTAACGTTCTGGCCTACAAAAGACAACAGGTAGAAACCTTCTTCAGGACTATAGACAGACCTGTAAAACTCTGTTTCGTTCTGTAACAAGCTAATGATGTCTTTAGTAATAGTGTCGGACAGACTGCTAATTGGCATGGACTTTTCTTGAATTGTCCTACCAAAACTCTTAAGTCCTGTATGCGACAAAAATAACACGTCAGAACCAGTGTACTGTACGGTGTCACGGTCGACGCAGCCGACACCTGCTACAGTGTCTGACAAAGCCATCTCTGCTGGTGCTTCGGCGTTACCGTAAACAACAATACTATGCTTACCGAAGATAATTAAGGCACCATTGTGTGCAGCCAGTGCAACAATTTCGTCGTGACCGTCAGGCCACACTTTAGAAATGTTTATACTACCACTGGTGCCTCCTGACCAGTCATGGCCTATTAACAAGTCAGACCAGTAGATAGTAGACTTATTAGTACCAAAGTCTGCCGTCCAGAGCCTACCGTAAGCTGCTAGAACTTCGTTACCGTAAATAGCGGACGTAACGCCAGCAGCGCCAGAAACTGTACTTAGCTTAACTACAGAGCCTCCTGCGTTGTCGTACACAAGGGGTTCATAACTACGCTGGAAAAAGTAAATTTTGTCGTTGAAGTTTACCATCTTCCAGTTGTCTGCAGTAATGGTGTAACTGCCGGGCGTCTCATCAGCGAGTGTAGTTGTGCCGCTAATGATCTTGTTGTTGCCTACAGAAAAAACTTTGGTGTTACCAGAGTCGTCTTTAAACTCTTTAATTGCCCTAAGAGACGCTGTGCCTAATACAGTCTTATCTGTCGTAATGACGTCATGCCCCTTACGTGCAGCAATACGCCCACGCTTGTCAATAACTGCGTTGTCCGCAATTTCAGCAAACGAAGGGTCCTGAGCCAACGGAGAATCTTCTGTGTTGATCCCCTTAAAGGCTGGCGCTACAAGATTAATGCTTTGTAATTGTTGAGCCATAGCTACCTCACGGCGTGTAGAAGACTACTTCTTCTGGGTGCTTTTGGGCGTCTAAAGCAATAGCGTCAGACAAGTACTGATTAGCAATGTTAAAGTACTCAGGAGCCGACGTACCGCCAGTTTCTCCACGTTCACGAGCCAACAACGCAATAGCCAAATGTAACACTGGCATAGCAGGTATTGTTAGTTGGTCGTCGTTTGCCGACAAGTCTGCTGTTCTTTTTACACAGTTAAAACGAATGGTGTACGCTTTTTCTGGTGTTGGATAAATATCTATCTGAGTGTCGCCGTTACTGTCAACACCGTTGTACGTGTAGTACGTAGGTGCTCCAGTACGTGGGTCTGAAATTAAGTACGCTTCGTCAAAGAATGTAGCTGTCTTGTACTCCATAAACAAGTTAGCTGTGTCGTTTATAACGTTAAGTGCTTTGATTCTGTTTTGACTACCAGTAAGCACATAGTTAAAAACGTCAGCAGTTGTTGTAATCGTTAGTGTTGTACGTAACGCCGACCAGTCCCAAGAATCTTCTACAATTCTTTTTGCGTCGTTAACAAAGTCCCCTACCATTTTGCTGTAGGTACTTTCTTGTACAGACGTTACTTCATCTTCACGAAGACGACGTAGTACGTTGTTTACTATATTTAAATACGTCATAATAATGAGGTGTCCGTTTATTTAAAAAATTCAGAAAGTAGCCCATCAAGCGCAGCCATGTAGTCTTTCTTGGGCGGTAAAATAGTTCTTGTTTGTTGTAGACCTAAACCACTTACAGGAACAGATACCTGAGAAGAACCGCCTCCTCCAGTTAACATACCTCCTCCTGAGCCGTCACCGTCGCCGTCCCCGTCTCCATCTCCATCGCCTGTGCCTGTACCAGTGCCTGTTCCTGAGCCGTCTCCAGTACCTGTCCCAGTCCCGGCTCCACCGCCAGTGCCACCAGTACCTCCACCTCCTCCAGTACCACCACTACCGGGGAACGGGAAGGTAGGACCGCCTCCGGTGCTAGGATCTCTTTCGTCGTCTTCTCTTCCGGTGGTTCCATCACCACTAGGCATTGGAGGGCCGTATACAGGAGTTCCGGTGTCATCGTAGACGCCTCCCTGAGGGTTTTCTCCAAGAATACCGCCATAGACGTCAGGGCCAACAACTATACGACCTCCGGGATTATTAGGATCTGGAGCAGTTACAGTTCCGTCGTCAAAAACAACAAACCAAGGACTACCTGATCCCGGCTCTTCTTCAGAACCTATGTCTTCGTCAGCAGGAGGCTCTACTACAGTATCATCACCAATAGGGTCGTCTACTACAGTATCGTCTCCAGCAGGGTCTCCTTCGTCTCCGACAGAACCGCCACCGCCGCCACCATCAGGACCTCCTTCAGGCTCTGTTGTGTCCAAATCAGGAGGGTAGTTTATTACGTAAACGTCCCCTGTTTCAGGATCAGTCCAAGTAGCTTCGCCTTCCGTATCAACACCGGGGAACTGTTTAATAAAGTCTTCGTAATTTATTGGTACTTGGGTTGGTGGCTCAGTTACTTCGTCGTCCCTAGCGTCTTTTTCTGCTTCAGCGTCCTTCCTAGGTTCTGCATCTTTTTCTACTTCAGCATCTTTAGCTGTTTCAGCGTCTTTCTCAGCTTCAGCATCTTTTTCAGCTTCAGCAGCTTCAGCGGCTGCAATGTCTTTATCTGCTTCAGCATCCTTTTCTACTTCAGCATCTTTGTCTATTTCAGCGTCCTTTTCTACTTCGGCAGCTTCTTCATCTTTAACTCTTTCAGCCTCAGCTTCGTCTTTTTCTCTTTCTGCAGTAGCAGCTTCAGCATCTTTCTGACGTTCTGCTTCTTCAGCATCCTTAGCTTCTTCAGCAGCCCTTTCGTCTTTCTGACGTTCTGCTTCTTCAGCATCCTTAGCTTCTTCAGCAGCTCTTTCGTCCTTCTGGCGTTCTGCTTCAGCATCCTTAGCTTCTTCAGCAGCTCTTTCGTCCTTCTGACGCTCTGCCTCAGCATCCTTAGCTTCTTCAGCAGCTCTTTCGTCCTTCTGGCGTTCTGCTTCAGCATCCTTAGCACGTTCAGCAGCTTCGTCTTTAGCTCTTTCAGCGTCTTTGTCCCTTTCAGCGTCTTTGTCTTCGCGTTCAGCATCAGAGTCTTTTTGTGCTTCTGCTTCCTTACCTCTAGTTTCTGCGTCTTTAGCGTCTTCTTCGGCTTGTATGTCCTTGAAGTCTTCTTCAGCTTCTTTAGCTAAATCTTCTGCAGCAGCTTCTTCAGCAGCTTGCTGTTCTTTGTTGTTTCTTTCTGCTTCATCGTCTTTTTCTACTTCAGCGTCCTTAGCACGTTCAGTTTCTTCGTCTTTGACTCTCTCAGCTTCTTCGTCTTTTGCGCGTTCTGCGTCTTTTTCATCTTCAGCAAAAACTTCGTCTTTCCGGCGTTCTGCCTCAGCGTCCTTAGTACGTTCTGCAGCTTCGTCCTTGGCTCTCTCTGCTTCCTCAGCGTCCTTACGACGTTCTGCAGCTTGTTCGTCTTTTACACGTTCAGCTTCTTCAGCATCCTTACGTCGTTCAGCGGCTTCGTCTTTTTCACGTTCAGCCGCCTCAGCGTCCTTGCGTTGTTCTGCTGCTCGCTCATCTTTGACTCTTTCAGCTTCCTCAGCGTCCTTAGTACGTTCAGCAGCTTCTTCGTCCTTAACCCTTTCAGCTTCGGCAGCATCTTTAGCTGTCTCTGCTGCTTCGTCTTTTACACGTTCTGCTTCTTCGGCGTCTTTAACACGCTCTGCTGCTTCTTCGTCTTTCTGGCGTTCAGCTTCTTCGGCATCCTTTTGTCTTTCAGCAGCCTCATCCTTTACACGTTCAGCTTCTTCAGCGTCTTTGACTCTTTCAGCTTCTTCATCTTTTCTACGTTCAGCAGCTTCCGCATCTTTGGCAGCTTCAGCGTCCTTAGCGTCTTCTGCAGCTTGAGCATCTTTTTCTGCTCGTTCAGCAGCGTCCTTAGCGTCTTCAGCTTCTTCGTCTTTAGCTCTTTCAGCAGCTTCATCTTTGACTCTTTCTGCTTCCTCAGCATCTTTAGTACGTTCTGCAGCCTCATCCTTTTCTCTTTCGGCAGCTTCTTCGTCTTTGGCTCGCTCTGCGTCTTTCTGACGTTCTGCTTCCTCAGCATCCTTAGCTCGTTCTGCAGCCTCATCTTTGACTCTTTCAGCTTCTTCAGCGTCTGCGTCTTTTTGTCTTTCAGCAGCCTCGTCTTTGACCCTCTCAGCTTCTTCAGCGTCCTTAGCTCTTTCCGCAGCTTCGTCTTTGGCCCTTTCAGCCTCTTCTGCGTCTTTTACTCTTTCGGCTTCCTCATCTTTCTGGCGTTCAGCTTCCTCAGCATCTTTAGCTGCTTCGGCGTCTTTTATTCTTTCGGCTTCTTCGGCATCCTTCTGACGCTCTGCGGCTTCATCCTTGACTCTTTCGGCTTCCTCAGCGTCTTTGACTCTCTCTGCTTCTTCCTCGTCTTTGATGCGTTCAGCTTCAGCAGCATCCTTAGCACGTTCCGCAGCTTCTTCGTCTTTTATGCGCTCAGCTTCTTCAGCGTCCTTTATACGTTCGGCTTCCTCGTCCTTTCTTCGTTCAGCTTCACGGTCCTTAGCACGTTCTGCTTCTTCATCTTTAGCTCTTTCAGCGGCTTCGTCCTTTATACGCTCCGCTTCGTCTTCTCCTGCAGTAGTGTCGTCGTCGCCAATATCAATAACTTCTTCGTCTTCGTCTAAGTCTATGTCGTTAGCTTCAGCCCAAGCTTCCCATCCACCGGCTTCTTCTATTTCTCGAAGAATCCTACCAAACTCTTCGTTAATAAAAACTTGTCGTCTTGTTTCGTCTGCTAAAACTTCTGGAGGAACATCATTAGCTCTACCGATAATACTAGCATAAATTTGAGCTAATGGGCTGTCCCTGTCTGGACCACCAATTGTTAGTTCGTATTCTCCGGGAGTCCCTGCTGCCATTATTTCTTCTAAATCAGAAGACCTAGAACGAAGATATTGCATTAAGCTTTCTAAGTTTATAGAACCATCTGGGTTTCTATACGAAGGAATATCATCAAAACCGTCGCCTAAAACTCCTCCAGTATCTCCAGTAAAACCTAACATTCCGCCTGACCCGACCGCAACTGGACTTCCAACAGACGGTGGGGTAGGTACTGGAGCCGGAGACGGGGCTGGAGCAGGTGCTGGAGCAGGTGCTGGAGCAGGTGCTGGAGCAGGTGCTGGAGCAGGTGCCGGAGCAGGTGCCGGAGC